CAAGCGTGGTTGTTGGCGAAGAGCCAGCAAAAGAAACCATGCGCAAGCAAGTTGTGACTGTGGCAAACACACGCAGTCAGGACTACCCACCTACCAAAACCAGCGGCATCAAAATCCGTGGCACTGGTGCGGCTACCAAAGGCTTGATGGCTAGAGGCCCAATGGCATGAATTACAGCCAGCTTGTAACTGCGATTCAGTCATACACGGAGAATCAGTTCCCCGATGTATATCTTGCTGATGGATCGACTGAGAGTTCAACTGCTCAGATAAATCGATTCATCGAGCAGGCTGAACAACGCATTTACAACATGATTCAGTTTCCGTCGCTTCGGAAGAATCAATACACAGCAATCACGTCGAGCAATAAGTACGTATCTTTGCCAAACGATTTCCTTGCTGTGTATTCTTTGGCGCTGGTGACAGGTGTTGTTGGTGGTGATTTGGACACTGGCACGTTTGAGTATTTGCTCAACAAGGATGTGAACTTCATACGTCAGGCGTACCCTGCGCCAAACGACAAAGGTGTTCCAAAATACTACGCTTTGTTTGGCCCAACGATTGTCAGTTCAACAATTACAAATGAGCTATCGCTTATTCTTGGCCCGACACCAGATGCCGCATACTACGTTGAATTGCATTACTACTACTACCCACAGTCAATCACCACAGCAACCACAACATGGCTGGGTGACAACTTTGATTCTGTTTTGCTCTACGGCTCTCTGGTAGAGGCGTACACCTTTATGAAGGGTGAGCAAGACATCATCTCGTTGTACGACACCAAATTCAAAGAAGCACTTGCGTTGGCGAAACGTCTGGGCGATGGCATGGAGCGTCAAGACGCTTACAGGTCTGGACAGTTTAGACAGGCGGTGACCTGATGGCTTTCACAGGCAACTTTTCTTGCAATACGTTGCGGGCAGGGCTGGCAAACGGGTCAATTAACTTGACCTCGGATACGTTCCGACTGGCTCTGTACACCAACGATGCAACATTGGACGAGACAACCACAGCCTACACAACCACTGGTGAGGCATCAGGCGGTAACTACGTGGCAGGCGGGGAGATCGTCACCACTACAGTGTCTTCTCAAACAACAGCGTCCGGTAGCGTGACATACGTGACTTTTTCTTCTCCGTCATGGACAGGCGCGATCACAGCCCGTGGCGCGTTGATCTATAAAGCCGGAGCAAACGGGGCGGTATGTGTCCTTGACTTTGGCAACAACAAAACATCAACCACCTCATTCACCGTGACGATGCCTGCAAACACAAGCACGTCAGCACTCATAAGGATCGTGTAATGCTAGTAACCACAACCAAAGGCGAAATGGACGATTCTCTGCTTGAAAAGCGAGAGGGTACAGTCGATAATGACAATGAACTCACCACATGGGTTGAGTACTGGTTGGACGGAGAGCTTGTCCACCGTTCCGCGCATGTAACTTTGAAAAAGCCACCTGTGTTTGCTGGTGGCGAGGCAGCTTCTTTTTAAGGAAATATCATGGCAAATACCCAATCAATGTGTACCTCGTTCATGGGCGAGTTACTGACAGCAACCCACAACTTTGGCACTGCGCCAACCCGTGGCACATCCGCAGCCGACACCTTCAAAGCTGCGTTGTACTTGACATCAGCCACCATTGATGCAGCAACCACAGCTTATACAGTGTCAGGTGAAGTGTCCGGTGCTGGATACTCTGCTGGTGGCGTGACGGTGACTAATGCAAACCCACCCACCGCCACTAACGCATCAGCAACCGCTGGCGTAGCCTTTTTTACGCCTTCTGCCAGTTTGGTGTACACCTCAGTGACCCTGACTACGGCGTTTGATGCGGTGCTGATTTACAACTCCACACAGAGTGACAAAGCGGTGTCTGTCCACACGTTTGGCGCACAGACCATTACGGCTGGCACTTTCACCCTGACAATGCCTGCAAACACAACTTCGACTGCTCTGTTGCGTTTGGCTACAACCTAAGCGGAGGCGGCGCAGGCCGTAAACCATGTTTGGTATATCCGCATACGCCCAGTCGCCGTACGCCGCTCTTGGCGAAAATGTAGTCGTCGTTGCCCTGACGGGTGTAGCCGCGACTGGGAATGTTGGAACACAGACACCAAACATATCGGTTGCTCTGACAGGCGTTGAGGCCGCAGGCAGTGTAGGAACAGTCGCTGTTTCAAGTTCTTTGGCGGTGACGGGAGATGAAGCAACAGGCAATGTTGGAACCGTTACACCGAACGCATCTGTTGACCTGACGGGGGTATCTGCTACCGGAGACGTTGGGTCTGTCACAGCGGCAAACACAGTTGCCCTGTCCGGCGTTGAAGCATCGGGCGGTGTTGGAACAGTCGTTGTTTCAGGTTCTGTGGCAATAACGGGCGTAGAAGCATCGGGCAGTGTTGGGACGGTTGTACAAAGCATCTCTGTTGCTCTGACAGGCGTTCTGTGCCACCCAGACATTGGTGATGTAAACGAAACCAACTTTCCGTTAATAGCTGGAGTCCACGCCAACGGTGGAGTTGGTACACCCACAGTAACGCTGACGATTGCTTTGTCGGGCGTGGTAGCTTCTGGAGCGGTTGGGTCTGTAACACAAGCTCTAGAAGTCGCACTTTCAGGCGTTCAAGCTTCCGGTGCTGTTGGGACAATCGGTTACAACGAGTCGGATGCAACATCCGGCGATGTGGCGATAGGTGAAGTTGGGACTGTAATACCCAGCATTTCCGTTGCCTTGTCCGGTGTTGAGGCCACAGGTGCGGTTGGTTCTGTTACGCAAAGCCAGTCAGTTGTTCTGACGGGCGTAGAGGCATCTGGTGATGTTGGCGTAGTCAGCCCCGTAAACATGCAAACCCTGACAGGGGACGAAGCCGCCGGGTCAGTTGGTTCTGTTACACAAAGCCAGTCAGCCGCACTAACGGGAGTTGAGGCTTCTGGCGCGGTTAACACAGTTGATTATTCCCAAGTTGAGGATTTAACAGGTGATTTGGCAGTTGGCAGTGCTGGAACTGTAGGGCCTGTTGTCTCCGTTGCCTTGACAAGTGTTACGGCATCAGGTGCGGTTAGTACAATAGCTCCGGGTAAAGAATTTGCATTAACAGGAAATTTAGCGGCGGGTTTTGTTGGCACGATAAGTAACGGGGTCAGAACAGTCGCTTTGACAGGGGTTCAAGCCGCAGGCGCGGTTGGGGATGTAGTCGCCATCTATTGGAGATTGGTAGATGACAGCCAGACCGCAAACTGGCAAAATGTGAACAATTCTCAAACTGCTGGTTGGGCATCGGTAAACAACGCGGAGACATCCAACTGGGCGTTGGTGGACAACTCAGAAACATCCAATTGGGTGCTGGTAAACAATGCAGAAACACCCGATTGGACTTTGGTTGAGACGGATTAAGGACACACATGGCTTTCGTACTTGCAGACCGAGTAAAAGAAACAACCACCACGGCTGGTACGGGAGCAGTGACGCTTCTTGGTGCGTCAACTGGGTATCAATCGTTTGCCGCCATTGGGGACGCAAACACCACGTACTACACTATTGCTGGACAAACAGGGTCAGAGTGGGAGGTTGGGATCGGTACATACACATCGTCCGGCACAACACTTGCAAGAACAACGGTAATCTCCTCCAGTAACTCAGGTTCATTGGTCAACTTCAGTGCTGGTACAAAAGACGTGTTTGTCACCTATCCAGCAGAATTTACAGCTAACGCTGTTGGCGGGGGTATTGGAGCAGTGTTGCTTAATGCTAGTACCGCCACGGTAAGCGGAACGGTTGCCACGGGGCAGAATGGTTTTACTGTTGGCCCTCTGACAATTAACAGCGGCGTGACAATCACAATCGCTTCTGGGCAAAGGCACGTAATCATATGAGTACGATTAAGTCATCAACCACAACAACAACTGCATATTCGGTAGAAGCGGATACTACAGGGGCGCTTGTTATTCAGACGGGCGCTACGCCTACCACTGCGGTCACGATTGATTCGTCTGGTCGAGTTGGGATTGGTGTTACGCCGTCTATTGCCACTGCAAAACTTACTACTGTTGGTGGCCCCATTCAACTAAGCCCCGGAACTACATCTCAAGATGGTATCCGCATTACCAGAGCAACTGGCATTGCTCAAATTAATGGCATCAATAACGATAACAACGCATACAACGCTATTACTTTTGCTACTGGCGCAAACGAGGCAATGCGTATTGACACTAGTGGTAATGTGGGGATTGGTAATACACCGTCTGGGACATACAAACTTGAAGTAACGGGCGGTATTTCTGGCACATCTTTTACTGGATCAGGTTCTGGAATTACTGGACTATCCCAAGAAGTTGGGCAGTGTCGATTGGTGGCAACAAGTTCTACCGTTTTAACGCTAATTCCAATCAATGGTCAGTTTATTAAAATTGCTGGGGTAATCTACGCAATCCCGTCCGCTGGTGTAACTTTATCAAACAGCGGCTTGTCGGCATCTACTCGATATTACATCTACGCTACTATTTCAGGTGGTAACGTCACTTTGTCTGCAAGTGCGACAGCATACGCAACAGACACCACAGCAGGAAATGTAGGGGTAAGAATTAAGTCAGGAGACAACGCTTTTACGTTGGTAGGAATGATATATACCAGTGCTTCATCACAATTTGTTGATACAGCTACCAATCGACAGGTTTTGTCCTATTTCAACAGATTGGATAGATATTTGTTTGGCACAGCAAGCAATTACTCAACCACAAATGCGGCGTTGACAGTTGTTACGCCAATCATGATTTCCAGCCTAAATTGGGCTGATGATGGCATTTCTGTATGGCTTGCTGGGCAAGGTGGTATGACGGGCGCTTTTGCGTTGCAAGCTGCAATTTTTGACAACAACACCGCTAACACTTATGGCGTGAAACAGTATATTTACACCACCGGCGGCAGCACAAATTATCCAAACTTGTTGGGTGGATGGCATCAACCAAGCGAAGGATTCCATTCATACTACATTGCAATTGGCGCGTCTTCAGGAAGCGGCACAACGTCAATCAATAACTGTACCGCAACCGGCTATGTGAGGGGATGATATGAACCACGAAGTAATTTTCAAATTAAACCCAACTGTTGTCACCATTCGTGGGGACGAAGCCTATGACATTGACGACAGCCCAGTGCAGTACGATAAGGCTGCTGTCCAAGCATACATTGATGCAAATTCCTACCAAGCCAAACGTGCTGCTGAGTACCCCCCAATGGCTGACTACCTTGACGGCGTAGTTAAGGGCGACCAAGCACAGATAGCAAAGTACATCGCCGACTGCCAAGCAGTCAAAGACAAATATCCAAAGGTGACAACATGACAGTTGTTGTAGACGGCACAACGGGGATTACAACACCCGGACAATTTACCAGAGCAAATATGCCGACGGGGGCAGTGCTGCAAGTTGTAAGTGCTACTGACGCAACAGGAAGAAGTACGACATCTACAAGTTTTGTGACGGCCTCAAATACTTTGTCTGTATCAATTACTCCAACTGCTACATCAAGCAAAATATTTGTTGTGGCAAATTCAAGCTGTGAAATTAATACAGTGAACACTTACATGGTTTTCACTATTTTTAGAGGCGCGTCAAATTTAGGTAATGGTCAAGGTGGAAATATTCTTAGAGTAAGTAGCGCACAGAATCTTTACCCTATGGCTTTATCATTTTTAGATTCTCCAAGTTCAACATCCGCGCTAACCTATCAAGTCTATTTCAAAGTAGATGCTGGTCAGGCTTCGATAAATAGCGGAAATTGCGTTGGAACAATCACAGCTTTTGAGATTGCGGGGTAATCATGGAACTACACGCAGCAATATTTAAACTAAACCCAAATGTTGTAAGCATTGGCGGTGAGATAGCCTACGACGTTAATGGAAACGAAGTTGCATACGATAAAGATGCAGTGCAGGCGTACGTCAACGCGCATTCGTATATTGCCAAACGAGCCGCTGAATATCCACCAGTAGGCGACCAGCTTGATGCCTTATGGAAAGGCGGGGACGCTGCCGCTGAGATGCTGGCAACAGTCCAAGCGGTCAAAGCAAAATACCCCAAAGGATAAACAATGGCTAATACGTTACTTGCAGATAACGGTGTATCCAGCGGAAGTGCTGGGATAAAGTATTCGGCTGATGGCACGGGCGTTTGGGCTTTGCAAACAACCACGGCTGGCGGCGCGGCAACGACTGCTGTGACTATTGACGCAAGTCAAAATGTGGGGATTGGTACTACTTCGCCCGGCGCTAATCTTGATGTTCAAGCACCAAGCCCATTTGTTCGTATAAAGCCAACAACAGTTACAAGCTATGGTTATCTTGGTTTTAATAACACTGGCGGTGATTTTAATATTGGTAGAGAGTCAAGCACAGGCGGAAGCTTATTAACCGGAAGCAGTGCCTATGCTTCAGTTCTAAATTCATTTGGTGCATATCCAATGCAGTTTGGAACAAATGGTACGCTGAGAATGACCATCGACTCCACAGGTATTGTTTCTATTGGAGTCAATACAAATTATTTTGGTGAGCGTTTAAGTATTTATCAAAGTAGCACAACTGCTCCAGTTGCTTTCGCTTACGCACCAAGTGCTTCATTTACTGGGTCTGCTCACATTATTCAATCAGAAGCCGCATCTGGCACTACTTGGAAACTGATTGATGGTAGGTCTGCTGGTGGAGCAATAAGATTTAATGTTTTTGGAAACGGTACTGTTCAAAATTCAACAGGTACTTACACAACTATTTCAGATGCAAAACTGAAAGAAAATGTTGTTGATGCTAACCCGCAACTTAATAAGTTGATGCAGACACGTGTTGTCAATTACAACTTGATTGATGATGACCTTAAACAAATTGGATGGGTTGCTCAAGAGTTAGAAACAATTTTTCCCAGTATGGTATTTGAGTCACCAGATAAAACGCCAGAAGGCGAAGATTTGGGAACAACAACCAAGGGCGTTAAGTTGACTGTGTTCATTCCCATTATTGTCAAAGCCATCCAAGAACAACAAGCCCTCATCACATCATTGACAGCCCGTATTGTGGCATTAGAAACAAAAGGAGAAACACCATGAGTAGTACCTATTCCACCAGCCTACGTATCGAGTTGATCGGTTCAGGCGACCAAGCTGGTGCGTGGGGCGCAACCACAGACAGCAATCTGGCATACGTTTTGGACACAGCCATTGCTGGGTATCAGGCGGTATCGGTGTCTTCGACCGCCCAAGCACTGACCTATGTAAACGGGCCATCGTCTACAGCCAACTTGAACCAATCGGTATACGCCATGTTGAAGTTCAACAGCGCGTCTGCAGCAACGGCTATCTATGCTCCGCCTGTATCTAAACAGTACATCATCTGGAACAATGCTGGCTACACCATCACGATCTACAACTCTACGGTCATCGGTAACACGACGGCTGCTGGCACTGGAATAGCTATTGCAAACGGTGACAAAGTACAGGTTTGGTCTGATGGCACAAACTTCTATGAATTAAATCTAAGCAGCACATTACCTATTTCCAAAGGCGGTACAGGACAGACCACCCAACAGGCAGCAATCAATGCCTTAACAGGTTCGCAAACAAACAACCGAGTTCTTCGCTCAGATGGTACAAACGCTACGTTATCTCAAGTAGCTCTTGCAACAGATGTATCTGGAACTTTGCCTATTGCCAACGGTGGTACAGGTGTCACCACTCTTGCTGCGCTTGGTAATTTGTTTTACCCAGTTGGCTCTATCTACACAAATGCTTCTGTTGCAACCAACCCCGGCACATTGCTTGGCTTTGGTACATGGACTGCATTTGGTGCTGGTAGAACCATTATTGGTAATGGTGGTGGATATACGGCTGGCGCTACCGGGGGTTCTGCTGATGCTGTTGTTGTTAGCCACAACCACGTAGCCAATACAACATCAACAGATTCGGGTCACGCTCACTTCATAAGAACAGATGCTTCTGGTGGTGGCGGTGGTAACGGTCGATTTGTAAATGGTAATTCGGGCGGAACACAAGTTGACCCAACTGTTACGGGGTTTGCAAATATTACATCCGTAACAGCTATTTCGACTGTGGGTGTAAGTGGAACAAACGCAAACTTGCCTCCCTACATTGTGGTCTACATGTGGCAGCGTACTGCCTAACGGAGTAGAAAATTGATCCGATCAGCCTTCTCTTTGCCGCTAATGCTTGCGTCGCAGCCATCAAGGAAGGTTGTGAGCTATACAAGCAGGCGAAGACTTCTTTCATGGAGGTCAAAAGCACTGTTGACGAGGCTGTTGGCGTTTATAGGGAAGTTACTGGATTTTGGAGTAACTTTAGTAACTTCTTTAAACCCAAGGCAAAACAGTCAACGCCCAAGCCTGTGGCGAAAAAGAAGGAGAAGTTTGTTGCCATCGACGAAACCAAAGTCATGGCAGACATCGTCAGTCAGCTTACGAAGCTATTCAGGCTTGAAGAACAGTTAGCAACACACATCCGGGAGGCAGAAGAAAAGTCCAGAAACGTCTATGACCCTGATGCCAACTTGATGGAAGCTGCGTTGCAGCGAGTGCTGGCGCAGCAGCAGATGGCAGAACTGATAGTAACGGTAAGAGAGACAATGGTGTATCAAAGCCCTCCCGAAATGGGTGCGCTGTACAGCAAAGTGTTTGAAATGCGAGATGTCATAGCCACTGAACAAGAAGCTGCCAGACTGGCACAGGAGGCGAAGAAGAGGCAAGACGCATGGCAACACAGGCAAGAGGAAAGAAACCTGCAAGCAAAGCTGGCAGCAGTGGTGGTGACTTCTATATTCCTCCTCTACCTCTGGTTGTGGTTCCTGTTCGTAAGTCAGTGGGGGAAGAAGTGATGGGATGGATTGCCGCATGTGTGTTGGTCGCCCTGTTTCTCCCGCTGATGGCAATGTTGTATTTGGACAATCTGACAATCACAGCAAGGGCGGAAAAAGCAATTGCAAGGCTCGAAAAGCTTGAAAGAAAGCTTGAGCAAAAGGAAAGGGATAACGATGAGTAAGCAACTGGAAAAAGACTCAACCTACAACGAATTCGACACCGACCATGACGGCGTGGTGACGGACACGGAGTTAGCTCGCTCTGAGCGCATGATGCAAATCGAAAACATGGACAAGATGGCTGACCAACAGAGGATCATGGCTTGGGCGGCGTTGGTTGCACCGCCTGTACTCATTGCTTACTTGGCATCTGAATTGGTTGCACTGGATAAAGTCAACGCCCTGAATGGTCTTGTTACCACCTACTGCGCTGCGATGGGAACAATTGTGGTGGCGTTCATGGCGGCAACTGCCTACGTCCGTGGAAAGACCAACGAATGACTTTGCTCAACCCATATGTCTTGCTTGGCATCGTACTTGCCCTACTTGGCAGTTTTGGAGCCGGGTATTACAGTGGGGAGCAGGATGAATATGAGCGCCAGCAGGTGGAGATTGCCCGTTTAAACGAGCAGGCACGGGAGACAGAACAACGCATGGCAGAGGTTGCCCAGACCTACGCCCAGACCTTGAAGAAAGCCAACGATGTTGCACGGATTAAAGAAATTAAGCTTCGTACTGATCTTGCCTCTGGCGAGCGCAAGTTGTTC